AGTATACCGATGAACAGTCTTGGAAAAAAGTCGAGAAGCCGAGATACATAGCGGCGGCTATGCGACACTTTGAAGCGTATCGCAAGGGCGAAATCAACGATGCCGAAAGTGGTATGCCGCATTTATGGCACTGCGCTTGTAACTTAATGTTTCTCATCGAACTGGAAAAAGAACAGCAAACAAAGCAGACCTTTAGCGATGGCTTTGAACTTGAAAACGAAGTAAAGTGCAAACACTGCAAGTATCACAGCGAGAAAACACAGCATTGCATACGCAAGGCAGAAGTTACAGACGGCAACTATACTTGTGGAATGGGAGCGTTGAGAAAATGAGCGTGTGCAGATATTGCGAAAAGCGACATATCGGCTGTCATAGCACTTGCAAGGAGTATATCGAGGAAAGCAAAATCCGAGAAGCTGTGCGCAAAGACGAAAGAACAAGAGTTTCGTTACGAGAGTATTCCCGTGAAACGCATCGGCGATTAACAAAGAAGGGTAAGGTCTGATATGGGAACGGTATTTAAAGACCGTGTTGCAAAAGGTTTATGCGGTTACTGCGGAAAGGAAAATGATAATCTGCCGTTAAAATATTGTAAGGCTTGTACCGAAAAGAGAAGTCAGCAATACAAGGAGCGCAAAGAATATTACGAGCGGCATGGTTGGTGTAACGTCTGCGGAAATCCCGAAAAAATGGAAAACGGCAAGATGTGCTATCACTGTTGGGAAACAGCTTATAATGCCCGACAGAAGCGCAAAAAGCCTATGACGGACGAGCAACGTCAGAAAGTGTATCAGCGAAATACAGCAAAAAGAAGACAAAACCTTGAAAACGGTCTTTGTTGGTATTGCGGAAAAAGAAAAGTCCTTGATGGCAGGAGAGAATGTATCGACTGCTACACGAAAAGAAAACGCAGAGCGGTACTGATTTACGCTGAAACTAAAGCCAAAAATGCGGCAATTCGGGAGGAACGGCTGAAAAATCATTTGTGTACGAAATGCGGAGAGCCTGCAAAGGACGGATACAAGGTCTGTGAGCGGCATTATCAGATAAGCATAAAAAATCAGAAAAGGGCAAAAGAAGCAGTAAGAAAAATGCTTGACAAATGGGATTAAATGCGCTATAATTAAAACATAACGAGTATTGCAATGGGTTTCATATTTTTTACTCCTTTCTTTATTTGTTTCACGGCGTTGTTAAGAGTAGTGGCTTGATAACGGCGACAACTTAATAACGCCCGAAAAGCCGCTTACTGTCCCACTACGACAGCAGGCGGTTTTTTTGCACCAAAAAAAAGGAGGAATGCGGTGTGATTTATGAGTACATAGCGGAAGAAATCAAAGCACGGGTTAAGATAGGCGATGTGCTTTTTATGTATGGCTTTTCGGCAAGTCCGAATAGCAAAAAAAGAATACCTTGCCCGTTGCATAACGGCAAGGACAACAATTTCAGTTTTACAGACAAAATATATCATTGTTGGGTCTGCGGCGAACACGGCGATGTGATAAGTCTTGTCCGCAAGCTGTTTGGCTTATCTTTTACCGATGCTTGCGTAAAGATAAACCTTGACTTCGGGCTTGGCTTGCCGTGCGGAGAAAAAATGTCGTTGCGTGATAAATACAGACTTGATAAAAAGGCAAAGGAACGCAAGGCGATGGCTCTTGCGGAAAAAGCAGAAACGGAACGCATTGACAATGAATTTTGGGAAGCCTTGCACGAGTGGAGCAGGCTTGACAGACAGTTTCGTGAACATAAACCAAAAACGCCTGATGAGCCATTGCACCCGTTATTTGTGGAAGCGTTGCAGAAAATCGGCTATGCGGAGTACAGGCTTGACATAGCAGAAATGAGGAAAAACAAAAATGATGGACGATAATCGCATACAGACTATCACCGCTCCCGAACAGCTTTTTGACACAGAACTGCTTCTCGATGTGTTTGATGATGAAAATCCACCCGAAGAGCAAGCGAGAATTGTTTCCGTGATGAGCATAAAAGCAAGAACGCTCGGTGTATACAAAGAATTTGCGACAACGATAAAAGCGTTCCAAAAGGCACAGCAGAAGTTGGCTAATGAATATCAGCGGATAAACGCAAAGCAAAACGGCGGTATGATTTTGGACTTTGCAAGTGACGGAAAACCACTTGCAACGATTGACAATTTCGTGCAGGTGATTGAGAACGACAGCAAGTTTGATAATCTGCGGTTCAATCTGCTGACCGAAAGCCCTGAAAAAATAATTGACGGCAATGCGGAGCGGTGGACAGATGCGGACGATGCAGAATTACGGCGGTACATAGAGAAAAAATATAAATTCCACTCGGCACAGAAAAGCGATGATGCGCTGAGGATAGTCCTCAAAGGTCGGCAGTATCACCCGATAAGACAGTTAATTGACCATTTCGAGTGGGACGGTGTGAGCAGAATAAACACGTTCCTCACAAAGTGGACAAAATGCGATGATAACGAGTATACACGAGAAGTATCACGCTTAATCTTTTCGGGCGGTATTCATAGGCTGTACAACCCAGGCTGTAAATTTGACGATATGGCGGTCTTTATCGGCACAAGACAAGGCGAGGGCAAGTCAACGCTGATACGGTGGTTGGCTTTAGACGATAAGTATTTTACAGAGGTTTCCGAGTTTGACGGTCAAAGGGGCATAGAAGCCCTTGAGGGTGCGTGGATTTGCGAGGTAGGCGAAATGCTTGCTATGGTAAAAGCACAGCAGCAGGAAGCCGTTAAAGCGTATCTGACACGCATTAATGATAAGTACAGAAAGCCGTTCGACAAGCGAGTGACAGAACACCCTCGGCAGTGTATCTTTATCGGTACTACAAACAAGGCACAGTTTCTCACTGACAAGACGGGAAACCGCAGATTTTATCCAGTTGTTGTACACCAGTCGGGATATGACCTGTTTGAACATGAAGAAGAAATCAAAGCCGATATAAAGCAGTGCTGGGCTGAAGCATTGCACTTGTTCAAAGAAAACAAGCTCCTGCCGTATGCAGACCGCAAACTGATTGATGTTATCCGCAAGGAGCAAGCGAACGCCGTTGAAGATGATTACCGTATTGGTATGATTACCGAGTATCTGAACGGCAAGTCAGAGGTGTGTGTTTTGCAAATATGGCAGCACGCTTTGAATATGGGCGAATTTTCCAAGCCGACAAAAAAAGATAGTCAGGAAATCGGCTTGATAATGCAAAACCTTGAAAACTGGAAGAAACAGCCATATCCGAAAACTTTCGCAGGCTTCGGCTCACAGCGATGGTGGCGCAAAGAGGGCTGTGCGGACATCGACAGTTTTGACGATATAGACCTTTAACGGCAAAAATCACTACAAAGTACCCCGAAAATCTACTTTGTAGTGGACTTTGTAGAGGACTTTGTAGAGGTCGTAAAACCGCACTACAAAGCCGTTTTCCCTTAGTTAAACTACAAACTCTACAATAAATTGAGTATTTATATAAAATAGGGATAAAAAAATAAAAATGTATTTTTATATTTTATGCAAACTTTGTAGAGTTTGTAGAGGTTTTCTGAAAAACCGCATAACAAAGCCAAAAACAAGCACTACAATGCAAAATCTACATTGTAGTTTGTAGAGAAAGGAGCTGAAACAATGGAACGTAAAGAATTTTTGCTGATATGTCAGAAAAACGCTATAAGCGGAGATGAACTTGTAACGTATGATGGGATTAAATACCGCCCGATAAGCTATGCGATACGGTTTGACAAGCTCGGCAAGGCAAAGCATACGGCGGTTTTGCATTCGGTTAAAGCCGATAGCATTTTGAACGTCAGCCTTGAAGATGTCGAGCTGTAAATCTTGACATTTTCAAGGCAAAACGGTATAATGGAAGTATGAAAAAAGACAAGAAGCGAGTGTCGAATAGGAGGAAACGTTGAAAATCACTGAAATAAGCGTAAAGGAGCTAAAGCCTTACGCAAAAAAACACGAAGAAGCACGACAAGGCGCAGATTGCAAACGTTGCAGAGAGTATCAAGCAGTATGGCTTTGTTCAGCCAATAGTCGTTGATAAGGACAACAACATTGTTATCGGACATTGCAGATATGAAGCGGCTAAAAAGCTGAAGATTGAAACCGTTCCCTGCGTTTGCGTTGATGAGCTGACGGACGAACAAGTAAAGGCTCTGCGGATTGTTGATAACAAGAGCAATGAATGGCGATGTCAGCGCTCCCGAAAGGCTTAGTGAAATCGTTCGGGCTTACCGAGATGTATCCGAAATGCCCCTCGCTTTTTAACAAAAGAGGTCACGACCTGTTTTATGGTTTGCTTTATGAGTACGGCGTGAGAAAAGTAACAGAATATCGCTCTGATACCAGTTTTGAAAAAACTTATGGATTTTTCGTTTTTTAGCTTAAAATTGTTGACTTTTGTGTTAAATTGTGATATAATAATAATGTAGCAAAAAGCTACGAAAATCGCATTGATTAAAGGAGAAAAAAGTTATGTCGATGATTTATGAACCCGCAGGAAAAGCTAGAGAGTACAGCCCTCTCGCACTCAACGTTTATTTAGGTTGTAGTCACAAATGCGAGTATTGTTACGCAAATGCGATGGCAAGAAGGAACGGAAACAGTTGTTATTTTGGAAACCCAAGCCCGAGAACAAAGGTTCTTGAAACACTTCCGAAAGAACTCAAAAAATGCAAAAGAGAGCAGGTGCTTCTTTCGTTTATCGGAGATGCTTATTGCGAAACAACAGACGATAATGCACTTACACGTTCTGTTCTTGAAATGCTTCTCGAAGCTAAAATGCCTGTTGCAATCCTTACAAAAGGTGGAAAGCGTTGTCTTAAAGACCTTGACCTTTTTAAACGTTTCGGCGAGCATATTCAGATAGGCGCAACACTTACGTTTGACAATGACGCTGATTCCCTCAAGTGGGAAAGTGGTGCGGTTCTTCCGTCAGAAAGACTTGAAACGCTTAAGATTTTACACGATAACGGAATTAGGACATTTGTAAGTTTTGAGCCTGTTATCGTTCCCGAACAGAGTTTACATCTTATGGAACAGAGCCTTGATTTTGTAGATGTTTATAAAGTCGGAAAGCTTAACAATTACAAAGGTCTTGACAAAGCTATAAACTGGACTGATTTTCTTGAGAAAACAGTAAAGCTTTTAAGAGAAAACAAAAAATCATTTTATATCAAACACGATTTAAGACTTGCCGCTCCGACCGCTAGACTTTACGGAAACGAAGTCCTTGCGGACGAACACAATGTCCAGTAAATTGTTTTATAGCGGTGGGCTTATAGCCTGCCGCTTTTTTATTTTAGGAGGAAAAATCACAGTGACGATTGACGAAGCAAAGGAAATCATCAGAAAAACGAAAAGCCCGTATCTGAAAAGAGATATGGAGAAGTTTATTAAACGCACTCAGAAAAAGCTAAAAGAAAAAGTTTTGCAGAAAGGAGATTAAACAATGCCAAACGTACAGAATTTAAAGCCAGGCGCATACAAGCTGTCAAAGGAAGAAATGGCGAAAGGTGGAAGAAACTCACATAAAAAGATGAGGGAGCGCAAGCTCCTTCGTGAATGCCTTTCCGAACTTTTGCAAATGGAATATGACACGAAACAGGGGAAGAAACTCGGCAGTGAAATGCTTGCCGCTATGTTGATGAAAAAAGCTATGAACGGCGATGTCAAGGCTTTTGAAGTCCTGCGTGACACAGCAGGAGAAAAGCCAGTTGATAAGGTTATGGTTGCAGATGTCGAAAAGACTATCATTGACGAAGTGGAGAAAATGGTAAATGAAAAATGACAAGAGAGCAAGCGGTTAAATTTCTTCTCGAACAGCCTGCAAAATTCGGCGCAATGATAGGATTTGACAAGCTCACCGACTTGCACAACAAATGGATAATCGAGATGATAAGAGGTGACGGCGACAAGACTTTGCAAGCCCACCGTAACTCTTATAAAACAACCTGCGTTTCAATTGCCCTTGCGATAATTATTATTCTGCTTCCGACACGCCGAACAATGTTTATGCGTAAAACGGATTCGGACATAAAGGAAATCGTTAAGCAGGTACAGAAGATATTGCAAGACGAACATACAATATATTTTGTCCAGTCGATATACGGCGTTAATCTGAAATTGACGGTTGCAACGGCGACAGAAGTTTCAACGAATTTAAGCGTTGACACAAAAGGTACATCGCAGCTTGTCGGCACTGGTTGCGGCGGCTCGATAACTGGTAAGCATTTTGACTTTATCTTCACGGACGATATTGTCAACATGCAAGACCGAGTATCGAAAGCCGAGCGTGACAGGACGAAGCTGATTTATCAAGAGTTGCAGAATATCAAAAACAGGGGCGGCAGAATATTTAACACAGGCACTCCGTGGCACGCAGACGATTGTTTTACGATTATGCCAACTCCCGAAGTTTATGACTGCTATTCAACAGGGCTTCTCACCGCCGAGCAGATAGAAGAGAAAAAGCAGTCAATGACAGCTTCCCTTTTCGCCGCAAACTATGAGTTACGGCATATCGCCGCTGAGGACGTTATTTTCACAAGCCCTCAGATAAACGCCGACCCTTGCAACGTTGAACAAGGCGAGGGACATATTGATGCCGCTTACGGCGGTGAAGACTACACTGCGTTTTCTATCGTCCGAAAGAAAGACGGCAAGTATTACGTTTTAGGCAAGCTGTGGCGAAAGCACATTGACGATTGCCTTGATGAAATACAATCGCTCCGACAGGCGTTTAATGCAGGCAAGATTTTTTGTGAAGACAACGGCGACAAAGGATATTTGGCAAAAGAACTCCGCAGACGTGGAGAAAGAGCTGTCCTGTATCACGAAAATATGAATAAGTTTTTGAAAATCACGTCCTATCTGAAAGCAGAATGGAACAACGTGATTTTTGTTGCAGGGACGGACAAAGAGTTTATCAATCAAATTTGCGATTACAACGAAAATGCTGAACACGATGATGCACCCGATAGTGTCGCAAGTCAGATAAGAAGGTTATGGAATAAGAAAGATACGGTATCAACGTATCAATCAATTTTGAGGTGATTTATGAAAACATATCAAGATTTACTTGCCCTCGGCGAAAATGAGGAAAGCCGTAAAACGTTTATAATTGACGCAATATACGAGCATAAATGCTCAAGTGCGTTTGTTACGGCTGTAGACGCACACGGCTATTACAAAGGCTTGAACCCTACGATTATGAAGTATGAAAAGATTATCTATGATTTGCAGGGCATCGCTCACAATGACGAGTGGACGGCTAATCACAAGATAGCTTCAAACTTTTTTAACTTTGCCATAACGCAGGAAAACCAGTATCTGCTCGGCAACGGTGCAGTTTTTGGCAACGACAGCACAAAGGAAAGGCTCGGCAAGAATTTTGATGAAACGTTGCAGGAGTTAGGCAAATACGCACTTGTAAGCGGTGTATCTTTTGGGCTGTGGAACTTAGACCATATCGAAGCGTTTGATTTAACCGAATTTGTACCGCTGTATGACGAAGAAAATGGAGCGTTAAGAGCAGGAGTGCGTTTTTGGCAGATAGACGGCGACAAGCCTTTAAGAGCAACGCTTTACGAAGAGGACGGTTATACCGATTATATCCGCAGAAAGAACAGCAAGGTTGAAACGTTGCAGGAGAAGCGACCTTACAAGCTGAAAACAAGGACTTCTGCGGTTGACGGTGAGGTTATTTATGACGGTGAAAATTATCCCGACTTTCCGATAATTCCGTTATGGGCAAACGATAAAAAGCAGTCTGAGCTTGTCGGCAGAAAAGGTACGCTTGATGCGTTTGATTTGCTGAATAGTAACCTCGTAAACAACCTTGATGAAGCGAATTTTATTTACTGGGTTATCTCGAACTGTGGCGGTATGGACGATGTTGATGACGCTAAATTTATTGAAAGACTGAAAACAATGCACGTTGCCCACGTTGACGGGGATAACGTAAGCGGAGCAAATGTACAGGCGAATACAATTGACGTTCCGTATCAAGCAAGCGAAACAGCGATAGGTGCGATAAAAAGCAGATTGTACGAAGATTTTATGTGTTTAAACATTGCAGATACTTCCGCAGGGAACAAGACCGCAACAGAAATCCGTGCGGCGTATCAGCCATTAGACAGCAAATGCGATATGTACGAGTATTGCATTGATACGTTTATCCGCAAACTGTTTGCTTTAATCGGCATTGATGATTCTGTTTCATTCAGACGGTCAAAAATCATCAATCAGTCGGAAGAAATACAGACGATATTGTCTGCGGCAGAATATCTTGACGCTGATACGGTCACGGAGCAGATTTGCCAAATACTCGGTATGGGCGACAAAGTGGAAGAAATTATCCGCAAAAAGCAGGACGAAAACACAGCACGATATGCGGATATGCTTGCACAGCAAACAGCGAACGAGGAAAACAGCGGAGGGGTCAACGAACAGGGGGCTGAATAATGGACGCTCTGGCAACTGCGCACGCCGCAACAGATAAAGCCCTTGACGCAATGGAAAAATACGTTAGGTCAATTTATCTGCGGTCGGTGCGTGAAATTTATAAATCGTGGCAGAAATTTTTTGAGCAGGAACGCAAGGAAATCGACAAACTGCAAGAGGACTACGAAAAGGCGAAAAAGAGCGGAGATAAAACGCTAACAAAAAAAGCAGGAATTGCGCTTGCAAGAGAAAAGAAAAAAGAAACCGTACAAAGCAAATGGTTTCATAATGCTGTGAAACAAACGGCTGAAAATCTGCTCCACGTCAACGAAACTGCGGTAGAGTATCTGAATGGCAGACTTCCCGAAACGTATGTTACGAATTTTAACGCAGTCGGGGAATTATGCGAAGGCACAGTTACTGGATATTCTTACCATATCGTTGATGAAAATACCATTCGTGAACTTGCGATGTCAGATACAAGTCTTTTGCCGTACAAAGAGATTGACCCCGTGAAAGATATTGCGTGGAATGTTCGGCAGATGAAAAGTGAGGTCTTACAGGGGATTTTGCAAGGCGAAGATATGCAAGCAATAGCGAACAGATTATCAAACGTAATCGGTATGAATGAAAATTCCGCTGTCCGCAATGCTCGGACAATGGTTACTTCCGCAGAAAACAAAGGCAGACAAGACGGTTTTTATCAAGCGGAAGAGGATGGCATTATCCTTGAAAAATATTGGCTTTGCGTTCACGGCGAGAGGACGAGAGAAGCACACGCCGCTGCAGGAAACGATTATTCAAAGTCAAAATCCATTCCGCAAAGTCAGCCGTTTATTGTAGGCGGCGAAAAGCTGATGTTCCCAGGCGATAGCAGTATGGGTGCGAGTGGTTGGAATTTATATAATTGCCGCTGTTCTGTTGCGGCGGTAGTCAAAGGGTTTCGCAAAATCGACCGATGAAAGCAAGGTGAAAGTTAAGCTATGGGTGTTAAGGTAACAAGTAAAGATAACACGGACGAAGTGCTTGACCGAATGGAAAAGGCTTTTGAACGTGGCTTAAAGGCTTGCGGAATGACCGCAGAAGCATACGCAAAAGATACGCTGACCGACCAAGTATATAGCGTTGACGAAAGCAAGCTTGACTATGTGCTGACAGGCAGACTGCGAAACAGTATAACTTACGCTATCGGTGGCAAATCTGCCGCTATAAGCAGTTATAAAGCCGACAAACCCGGCTATAAAGGCGGCAGTTATTCGGGCAACGCACCCGAAGAAGATAAGCCGTATGTCGCAGTAGGTACAAATGTAAAGTACGCTATCGGAATTGAAGAGGGAACACATCGCAAAAAAGGAGCAGTGCATTTTCTACTTAAAGCGGCTTCCGAGCATCAAGAAGAGTACGAAAAGCTGATAAAAGAAAGCATGGAAAACGCTTGACAAAAAAGAAAAAATTGTATATAATGAAAAGCGAGGTAAGATATGCAAGAAATACCGATTAAATGTAACTGTGGAAAACTCGTTGCAAAATGGCGTGACGGTAAGTTATATGTGTGGTGTAAATCTTGCAAACGGGAGTTTGAAATCCCGATACCAAAATTGAAAAGCAAAAGATGAGCCATTGAGCCGTAGGAAATAACTCCTGCGGCTCTTTTTATCTTTTGTGAAAAAAATACATCAAATGGCAACGCAAAGCCACCGAGGAAAAGGAGAATGTATAAGCATGGCACTGACAAGAAAAATGCTGAAGGCAATGGGCATTGAAGAGGAAAAAATAGAACAGATTATCGAAGCACACGCCGAAACCGTTGATACGTTAAAGGAACAGCGTGATACCTTAAAGGCTGACGCAGATAAGCTGTCAGAAGTGCAGAAAGAACTTGACGAATCGAAAAAGAGCCTTGAAGATGCAGACAAGGACAGTTATAAGGTCAAGTACGAGGCTGTCAAGGAAGAATTTGAAAACTACAAGTCGGACGTTGAAAACAAGGAAAAGCACACCGCAAAAGAAGCGGCTTACCGTGACGTTTTAAAGGCGGCAGGAGTTTCCGAAAAGCGTATTGACAGTGTATTAAAGGTTTCTGACGTTGACAGCGTGGAACTGGACGAAAACGGCAAAATCAAGGACAATGACAAGCTGACGGAAAGCATAAAAACAGAATGGGCAGACTTTATCACCGCAGAAGGTACAAAGGGAGCGAACGTTCCTATGCCTCCTGCAAAGGGTGGAGAAAGCGACCCGAATAAAATGACTTTCGCCGAGTATAAAGAATGGCGAAAGAATAATTGATGAAAGGAAAACTAAAAATTATGGCAAACACAATTTTAACTCCTCAGGTGATTGCAAACGAAGCGTTAATGGTATTACAGGCTAATCTTGTAATGGCTGACCTCGTTCACCGTGATTACTCAAACGAGTTTGTGAAGGTCGGCGACACAATTACAATTCGTAAGCCTGCAAAGTTTATTTCAAAAAATTTTACAGGCACGACATCAACACAGGACATCACAGAGGGTTCAACAACTGTAAAGCTTGACAGATACCGTGATATTACGGTTGATGTCACAAGCAAGGAAATGACACTTGACATCAAGGACTTCTCCGAGCAGGTAATCGCTCCTGCAATGCAGGCTCACGCCGAAGCCGTTGACGCAGACCTTCTTGCAGTAGCGGCAAGTAAGGCAGGAAAAACTATTTCAGCAACCGCAAATCCTACAAATCTTAAGGACATTGCAGACATCGCAAAGACGCTTGACCTTGCGAAAGTACCAGTGCAGAACAGACGCTTAGTCCTGCACCCTACACATAAGTACGCATACGCTCTGACAGATAATCTCTCAAAGGTAAGCTATGCAGGCGATAATCAGACGCTCCGTGACGCTCTGCTCGGTCGTGTTTACACGCTTGACACATATATGGACCAGAACGCACCTGATACTTACGCTGAAACAGCAGGTACAGCGACAGGCTATAAGGTATCTGCAACAGCAGGCGCAACAACCGTAAAGCTGACAGGCGTTACAGCGGCAACAGGCACGATTAAGAAAGGCGATGCTTTTATCGTTGACGGTTATATCTATCACTTTGAAGCAGACGCAACAGCGGCAAGCGGCGAGGTAGCAAGTGTTGCTATCGACCAGCCCGTACACGCAACACTGAGCGAAGCTGTGGCAACACTTGTCAAGAAGCCCCACTCGGTAGCGTTTCACAGAAACGGTCTTGCGCTTGTCACAAGAAACCTCGAACTGCCTATGGGTGCGACTAATGCGGCAATTGCTTCAGCAGACGGTCTAGCGGTAAGAGTAGTTTACGGCTACGATATGGAACACAAAAAGGATACAATTTCATTTGATATTCTTTACGGTATCAAAGACCTTGACGACAACATGATTGTTGCACTTGCGTAAGCAATGAAAGGACGGCGTGATATGCTGACGGAATTATGTAGAGAGTGTCGCAATTGGTTTACGACCGACAGCGACAAGCACATCGGTGACTTTACAATTTCAGACGGCGGTATCACGCCGTTTGATTTTGTACTGAGCGGGCAGTGTTTCCGTATTATGGGAAGTCACTTCAACGACGGGGTTTACAAAAACGTTCCCGAAGAAGTCGCAAAACTGACGGCTGAAACGTTTACAGGGCAGATATGGGCGATGCGTGTTCCTCCTGCGTTCATCGACCTATCGGGGAGGATTGAAGATTATATCGCCAAAAATGAAAAAGAAATTTCTCCGTACACTTCGGAGAGCTTCGGCGGTTACAGCTATACGAAAGCGGTAAATGACAAAAACGTTCCGCTGATGTGGCAAGAAGTTTTCAACAGCCAGTTGAAAGTTTGGAGGAAAATAATATGAGTTTACTAAGCGAAGCAATGACCGATTGCGTGTTTTTAAACAAAAGCAAGGTTTCAGACGGTGAGGGCGGTTTCGTGATAGAATGGACAGAAGGGGCTTCTTTCAAAGCGGCGATTGTTTTTGACAACTCAATGGAAGCCCGTACCGCCGAAAAGGCAGGGGTTACAAGTCTTTACACGGTTTCTGTTCCCATTTCGGTGGCGATTGAGTACCACGATGTTTTCAAACGCCTGTCGGACGGCAAGATTTTCCGTGCTACATCTGACGGTGACGACAGTAAAACACCTGCAAGAGCTACGTTCCAAATCGCCCAGTTCACCGCTGAAGAGTTTGTGCCGACTACAAAGTAGGCACTTTTCAGGCTTTGTAGAGGGGAATGTAGTAGACTTTGTAGAGGTGCTGAAGTGGCTCTACGACTGGCTTTAAGGGGAGTTAAACTACAAACTCTACAAAATTTTTTATATTTATATATAAATAGGAGTTTTTTTATAAAAGTAAATTTTATATTTATAGAAAACAATGTAGTTTTTGTAGTTTGTAGTAGAGAACGGGGGTTAGGAAATGACAAAAGCGGCGGCACTGCATAGCTTTTACGGCTCGTTCGGGCTGACGGCTTATGAGGAAAACGCCGTCCCCGATGATGCAGAATTTCCATATATTACTTACAACGTTACAACTGACAGTTTCGGGAGTTATTCAACCGCAATGACTTTTTCGCTTTGGTATCGTTCCACGAGTTGGAAAGCGATAAATGCAAAGTGCGAGGAAATCTCGGCGGCGATAGGCTTAGGCGGTCAGCTTATAGAATGTGACGGCGGTAAGATATGGATAAAAAGAGGACAGCCGTTTGCAAACTCGACAGGGGACGCAGACGATGAACTTATAAAAAGAAAGATTATAAACGTGAGTGCAGATTATCTCACGTTAAACTGATGAAAGGATAAGTGAACGATGGGAAAATTTACGGTTATACCGAAAGACACGTTTGACGATTTACAGCTTGACGCAGGTGTACTGCTAAGGAATTTTACACCTGCAACAGCCGCCGCTCCGCAGGACAGTGATATTATCTGCGCTACGACAGGCGGCATAAATGCGACTTGTACGCCGACTTACAGCGATTTAGGCGAAGATGTGGACAACTGCCCGAACAATATGAAGGAGTTAAAGCACCTTGACGGTTGGGATTGCACACTTGCTTTTACATCGCTCGGAATGAGTACAGCGGCAATTAAAATGGCACTCGGCAGTGCGGATATTGACACGCAGGATACAACAAAGGTCACGCCGAGAAGAGATTTAAAGCAGTCTGACTTCTCAGACGTTTGGTGGGTAGGCGATAAGGCTGACGGCGGTATGGTGGCTATACAGCTTAAAAACGCCCTCTCGACAGGCGGTTTTTCGCTTCAGACAACCAAAAGTGGCAAGGGTCAGATTTCCGTTACACTGACGGGTCATGTATCAATCGAAGCACAGACCGATATGCCTATGGTGTTCTACTCAACGAGTGGCACAGCAGAAGCGGCACTGACAGCGGTACAGTTTAAAAGCAAATCAGGAGGAACATCAAAATGAAATTATCAGACTTAACAACAGATAGAGCGGCAGACGTTCTTTGCGAGATAAGCATTTACCTTGTAAACATTACGACCGATGAGGAACTGATGTGTGAGCTGAAAAAGCGTTTACAGCTTACGGGTCACGAAACTACATTTGAAACGGTAGCAATTGCCGCTGAGAAGATGTCAAAGATTGCTCCTATCGTGCTGAAGAAGCATAAAGCTGACATTTTCGGCATTCTTGCCGCTGTGAATGGCGACACACCCGAAAAGGTAGCAAAGCAGAACATCATAAAAACAATGTCGCAGATAAGGGAACTTGTCAAGGACGAAGAGCTGATAAGTTTTTTCAAATCGTGCGTATCGCAGGAAACAGAGTGACTTCGGCTCTGCTCGATATGCCACGAAAGCTAAGCGTAAGGGGGCTGATTGCCGCAATGCCGATGATAATACAGCGGCAGAACGAGCAGTCAGCCTTTCGTGATTATATGGCTATGTGTGCGTTTAACGTGAATGAAATCGTTGCGAAAAGATACGGCGGAGCGTATATGACAACGAAATATCACGATGTAGTCAATCCACCAAAGGAAGAAACACGCACAAGCGAAGAAGTCATAAACGGAATAAAGGAAAAGTTGAACGCACTCGGAGGTGATTAAAATAAATTTATTTGAAATGTTCGTCAAAATTGGCGTTGACGACCAAGCAAGCGACAAGGTAAGTAAAATCTCCTCATCGCTGAAAAAAGGTCTTGCAAAGGCGGCTAAAGTTGCGGCGGCGGCTGTTGCGGCGGCGGCTACGGGTATAGGTGTGCTTGCAAAGAAATCCCTTGACGCATACGCAGATTTTGAGCAGTTGACAGGCGGTGTAGAAACACTTTTTAAAACGTCTGCTGACACGGTAAAAAATTACGCCGCAAATGCGTATAAAACTGCGGGTTTATCAGCAAACGAATATATGGAAACGGTCACAAGTTTTTCAGCTTCGCTGATACAATCTCTCGGCGGTGATACCAAAAAAGCCGCTGAATATGCGAACACTGCGATAACCGATATGTCGGATAATGCCAACAAAATGGGTACGTCAATGGAAATGATTCAGAATGCGTATCAGGGTTTCGCAAAGCAAAATTACACGATAAATCTAATGTCCGTTGCATAAGTGATTATGCAGTGAGCGTGCGTGAACGCTACCAGCGGTGTGCAACTGAAAAGGCGGCAGGAAATGGCTGCATGAGACAGTTGCGCTAACAGGGGAAACCTAAACCGTTTATGGCATGGTAATCCTGTGCTAAACTGCACTACAATATTGCAGAAAGTCAAACGACTATCGGTTCGTCACCGAGTACAGCGTCTATTGGTACGGCGCTGGAAGTGCGCACCAACTTCGTGAAAGAAGTTGAAGATATAGTCTAAACCCTTTTAAAATACCACGAAAGTGGGGGTAGCAATTTGGTTAGATAACCTCAAACTGGGTAGACAAAAAAAACATGCCTTTATCGGCATAACACCATTGCTCAGTATAAACCTTGTGAAAACGGTGAAACTCTTGCAAAGCAAGACAACACCGTGCTAAGCTCGTACCGCTTAGGTATGAGAAAGTGTAACGACTATCCCGAAAGGGAGTACAGCCAAGCGGCTGGAAGTGCAAGGCTCTGTTATCGGGGAACTGATAGCCAAAGAGATAGTCTGAACTTTATGGTGACATAAAGCAGTTCATAAGAGAACGGGTACAGCGTAGCGAACTGTATCGAACATAAATGTATGGCGGCACAAAAGAAGAAATGTCTCGTCTGATTTCGGACGCATCAAAAATGACCGATGTGCAAAAGGAACTTGGCGTAACAGTTGACGAAACTGATATGTCGTTTGCGAATATCGTAAACGCAATCCACGTTGTACAAGCAAATCTCGACATTATGGGTACAACATCAAAGGAAGCGTCAACGACAATACAAGGCTCTATCAGCAGTATGAAGTCTGCGTGGGAAAACTTGCTTGTAGGCATAGCGGACGATAGTCAAGATTTTGGCAAGCTGATTGATAACTTTGTTGACAGCGTTGCAACGGTCGGAAAAAACATAATGCCGAGGTTGAAGAAAATCCTTAAAGGCGTTGCAAAGCTGATAAAGGAAATCGTTCCCGAAGTGGCAAAAATGCTTCCCGAAATTGTCAACGATATACTTCCCGACCTTGCAAATGCGGCGGTTGACATCGTTAAAGGGCTTGTCGATGCTTTGGTAGACAACGCAGATACGTTGTTAGATACTGGCATCAAAATCCTTGATACGCTGATTATGGGAATTATTGAGTGCATACCAAAAATTAAAGACTTGATACCCACGATTATAAATGCAATACTTCGCATAATTGATGTTTTAACTGAACACCTTGACGAATTTATCGAAGGCGGTATACAGATAGCACTTGCGTTGTTAGACGGTATAATTCAAGCAGTGCCAAAAATCCTTGAAAAGCTGCCTGAGATTTGCCAAAAAATAATTGATGGTGTTTTACAGGGCTTATTCGGGCTTGACGAGGGAGTGTCAAACACATTCAGCACGGCTTTCGGAAACGCCGTAGGCGGCGCAATTGAGATAATCAAGGGCATTTTGTCATTCCTAAACGGTGACTTTAGCACAGGGCTTGAAAGCGCAGGAGAAGGTCTAAGCAATATTGTAGGCGGTGTTCTCGGAATTATTGACGGCTTGCTTGGAACAAGCTTGTCGCAATGGTATGATGATACGAGAGCGTTTTTTAATCAATTCGGGCAGGATTTGTACAACATTACGCACCAGATGGAGCTTGCGAAACTTGAGGAAGGCGAACGTTTACAAGAGCAGACAAGCGGAGTAGGAATCACTGCAAACGAGTATATGCGACAGGGCTTAGCGGCGGCTGACGCTTTCGCAAAGGCTCTAAGCGATAAAGGCATAAACGAAGCGATATGGCAAGAAGCCGTTGAAAAGGGTATCGTCACTTATGATGTAAACGAAGCGTACCAAACGCTGAAGGAAACAGGGCAGATAAAGACCGCAACGGCAGAAGGAACGTCAAATCAGATAAACGTATCAATGAAGTTGCATAACGGTGTTGAGCTGGCAAGAGCAACTGCGTATGATAACAGCAAGGCAAATCGTGTCGCAGGTAGGCAGATACCTGCGTACTGAGGAAAGGAGCAGTAAATGAAGTATTATCTGAAAATAAATAACACAGAGTTTTCGAACTGCTCCGCCCTCGAGGTGACTTGCGAAAGCAGGAGCGAAAGCGTTAAAACTACGCTGTCGGGAAAATACCTCATTGACCGTATCGGCAGTACGAAACTGAACATATCAGCTAAAGTGAATATGCTGTCGGAGAGCGAGATGGACGTTCTCCGCTCGGCATATCAAAGCATAAAGGCAAACGTTACGTTTTACTACGGAGCAGAGCTTGTAACAAAATCAATGCGTATCAATGCGTTTGACGAGCCATCGCCTTTGCCGTACTATAACGACAGAGCAAACGGCTATATATACGGCTCGGTCGAACTGGAAATGGAGGAGATGTAATGCGTAATTTATCTGCGGCGTATAAAACATCTGCAAGCGGCGACACAAGAAATTATATGATAAATTTGCACGTTTGGAAAAAGTCGGTTGATGATAGCGGCAATGTGTCTTTCCCTGCAGATACAGAAGCAGTTTACACTTCGAGCGATAGTTTGATTTCGATGTCGATTGTTGACGGTCAGACATCGGGCAATTCGTTTCAGCTTGGACAGACTTTTTGCCCGATAATTTCTTTCACAACCATACCAAATTTGAACATCAAGACAGGCGACAAGGTACAAGTCGAACTTGTCTTTACATCGACTGCAAAAGCCACACTTGCGACAGGGTACGTTGACGAATACAGCTATGACAGTATTGATTATGCGGTATCATATACGGCATACGGCAAGATGTTACAGCTTGATAAGGATTACAAATCTGCGTTAACGTATCCTGCGACATTTTCCGCTGTGGTTAATGAAATCTGCTCGCAGAACGGTTTGACTTTTGATACGTTTACTTGGAAATGCAATGCGAAGCTGAAAGCAAAGCCTGTTTTCGGCAATCTCGACAATGGCGACCCTGCGTATG